ACCCGGCACAAGGTTCAACACCGAGGACTACCAGATCGACGCCGAGCAACTGGAGAAATACGACCGGCGGCGTGTCACCCGCGAGCCGCGCGACCAGCAACAGGACGACGGCGGGCCGCGTGCCAATAGCCGTATGGGACGGGTGGTCGAGGGGCGCTCAGGCCCGGCGCGCGATGTCACCAACCCGATGCCCGGCGATAACGAGGGGGGCCGGGTATTGCGTGAACCAACCGACAACCGCGACATGCTGCGTCAGGGGCAAGGAGGGCAAGGGGCCGCTCCAGCGCGCCCGGAGGCCGCTCCAGCGGCGCCAGAGCACGCCGAAACCCGTCGTAGCACCCGGCGCTCCGATAGCGATCTGTGAGTGATTGGTTCGCGCTGCGCACTCAGGCGCGGCGCGACATCTTCCGCGCCTTCACGGTCAAGGCGACCTACAGCGATTCGACCCTGGAGGGGCCGGTGGAACTCGCGGTTAACTGGCACTCCCGGTTCGGTCTGCCGATCGGTGACCTCGCCGGCAGCGATTACGGCGGCGTCCTCGAAACCGTCGATAGACTTGTTTTTGACCGGGCCGAGTTGGACGAGAAGGGGCTGGCCCTGCGGCGCGGCGGTCAGGTCGCGCTGACCGACTACAACTACAGCTTCACGCTCGACGTGCGCGAGCCGAACAGCGGCCCGGTGCGGGAAATTTGGGCGGTCGCCAATTGAGCGTGGTCATCGAAGCGGTTGGCCTGTCGGACCTTAAGCGGTTCTACGACCTCGCGCCCAAGGCGGCGACCGAGTTGGCGCGCATCGCGATCAACCAGTCGGCCGAGCGCGTGGGGCTGAAACTGGCCCAGAGAGCGATGGCGGCGCAGGTCAATTTTCCGCGCGGCTATTTCAGCGAGATCGGTCGCAGCGGCAAACCCAATTTCGGGATGGCGTACCGCGCCACCAACGCCAATCTGGAGGCCGGGATCGCCGGAAGGCAGCAGCCGACCTCGCTGTCGCGCTTCGCCACCGAGCGCGGAAGGTTTGTCGGAGGTCGGCATCGGCGCGGCACCCCGATCACCGTGACGGTGCAGCCCGGCCGGGTTACGACGTTCAAGCGCAATGCGTTCTTCCTGCGCCTGCGCAACAACAATATCGGGCTGGGCATTCGCCTCAAGAATGGCGAGATCCTGACTAACACACACGGTGCGAAACTCATAACCAGCGGGCCATTGAAGGGCGTCGCGCTGTTGTACGGTCCTTCGGTCGATCAAGTCTTCCGTACCGTAGCCGTGGACATTTCGCCCGAAGTGCTTGATGCTCTGACGTTCGAGTTCCTCCGTCAGTTCGAGTTGCGCAGTGCAGACCTCTAGGCAACTGGACCTTCTGATACGCCTGACCGCGCACCTTGAGGGTATCGTGCCGGCCAACGGGTACGACTTTGATTTGACCGGCAAGGTGTTTCGCGGTCGGCGCACGTTCGGGGCCGACGATCCCGATCCGATGCTGGCGGTGGTTGAGCACCTCAGTGCCGACGTGACGATCGACGCGGCGGGCGAGAACCGCACGTCGCGTAGCGAAACCTGGGTGTTGCTGATCCAGGGCTGGGCCAGGGTGGTGGACGAGCACCCGACCGACCCGCTTTACAACCTCAAAGCCGCCACCGAACACCGGCTGGCGCGCTGCATCCAGACCGGGCCGAACGGGCAGCCGTTGTACCCTGCGGAATACTTTCTCGGGTTGCATAAGAAGAACGTCACGATGCTGACGATCGGGCCTGGGGTCGTCAGTGCTCCGATACAGCCTGACTCCAGTATGCGGTCTTTTTTCTATCTGCCATTCGGCGTCGGCTGGGCATCCGACATCAGTGATCCTTTTGTGGAGGGTTAAACCATGCAGGCGATGAATACGCGGGACTACACGATCGGGCGCGGTCAGGTTTTTTTCAACAAATTTATTACCGGGACGACGACGCCGACCGGAGAGCGTTATCTCGGCAATACTCCAACCTTGAACGTGACATCGACCTATCAAGACTTGCCACACTACACTAGCGACTACAAAGTGCGCGAGATGGACGATAACTTCACGCTCCAGACCGACCGGGGCGGCACGTTCGGCGTGGACAACGCCTCGATCGAGAATCTCGGCCTGATGTTCGGCTCCGACCCGGTTCCCGAAACGGTGGCCGCAGCCACCGCTGCGACCGAGACACTGACCGATGTCAAGCTCGGCTATTGGTATCCGCTGGGGGTCACCCCGGAAACCCCTGACGGGGCGGGAGCGGTGGATAACGTGACCGTGGCATTGGGGATAACGCCGGTAGTCGAAGAGGGCAATTATACTGTCGATTTGGACACCGGGCGTGTCTACCTGCTGCCCGATGCTGCCGACATCACCGATGGCGACGATCTCGCGGTTACCTATGACGTGGTTGCCGGCGAGAGCCTGTTGGTGATCGAGGAAGGCGAGCAGGTCGAAGGCTCGCTGCGTTTCATCTCGGATAACCCAAAAGGGTCGAACAAGAATTACTTCTGGCCGTATGTGCGTATCCAGCCGACCGGCGACTTCGCGGTCAAGGGCGAGCAGTGGCAGATCATATCGTTCAATTTCGCGGTTCTGACGCCGAAGGACGGCCGGAAGCGCGTCTACGTCCGCGCGATCTGACGCTGTTCCTCCCCCGGCCTGGGCGCTGGATCGTGATGGCGGCTTTGTCGGTTGTGCCGTGGAACAACCGACTTAATAAAGGCGGGGGCCATGCTTAAAGACTGCGTAATAACCCGGCGGAAAATAAGTTTCGAGGGTGGCGAGTTCGAGATACGCGGCGTATCTTTGCCTGATATATCAGCGGCGATCATGGAACACCGCGAGGCAGTGGATAGGGTCGCTGATATATTACGCCAGACCAATGCAGATGATTTCAACACCACGATCGAGATACTAATCGACGTGATACGGGAAAGCCCTTACCTCGCGGCTTTTCTGATTTGCAGTTGCGCCGACGAACCCGATGCCTATTCGGCGGCTTTTCACCTGCCGTTGACCGTGCAGGTCGAAGCCCTGCGCGTGATCGGCGAGTTGACCTTTAGCGACGCCGAAGCCCTAAAAAAATTGATCGCCGACGTGAGAGGATTGCTGGCCGGGATGCGTCCCCCGGTGCCGGTGAGCGCGGCGGCGTAGAAAGCTGGTTTCTGCGGAATTACCAGAGCTTGCGCGAGCACGCTAACTTACTGGTGTCCGAGGGCTACAGTAGAGATTGCGTGTGGTCCATGCCTCTCGGGGTAATATGGACCGAGGCGGTTCTGACAAGGCGGCGCATCCGGGGGCAGGCGGTCCTGAACGCGGTCCTCATCCACGCTGCTATCGTAGACGCAATCGGCGGCGGGGGTCACTTGCAACAGGTCATCGAGGATATCGAGGATGAGTGACCGGGGCGGCGGGCTGACCCGCGATGTCATCCTGCGGATCAGCGCAAAGAACCTTTCGACAGCCGACTTTCGCGCCGCCACCGCTGCCGTCAACGAGTTGACCGCTGCCGTCGATGCACAAATCCAGGCGGCGGCAAAAGGCACCATCAAGGAGAAGGAACTCACCGAATCCCTGGCGAAGCTGAACGAAGTCAGCAAGAATCTGACGGGCTTCGCCAAGATAATCACGGACCTCAAGGGGCTTGATGTTCAGATCGCGGCCCAGGTGCAAAAGCTGGCCGCTGCCAAGAAAGCCTGGGAAGACCAGCAGGCGACGATAGACGGGGCCGACCGCGTCACCAAGCGGATGACCGATCGCCTTGCCAGCCTGGAACGTGGTTATAAAGCTGCCGAGACGGCCCTGAACGGCCAGATCACACGTCAGAAGGCTTACCGGGACGAACTCGAAAAGAACGGGCTGGATGTACAGAACCTAGCTCGCGCCGAGCAGCAATTGCTCTCGGTGGCCGACCAAGCCGGGGTGGTCGTCAACAAGCTGACCCAGGCACGCGACAACTACGCGAAAATCCTGCGCCAGACCCGCGAGGAAGAGCAAAAGACCGCTGCCGCCGCCAAAGCCGCCGCCGAGGCCGACATGCAACGCGCGAACGCGGTGCGGCAGGTCGCCGAAGCCCTGGAGCGCGAGAGGCAAGCCGAACAGGCCCGCCGGCTGGCCGACGTGCAGGCCGGCGCCAAGCAGTACACCGACCGGGCCGAGGCCGAGCGCCGCATCCAGAAGGAGATCGAACAGGGCGCCGTCAAGGCGGCAGCCGAACAGCGCACCGTCCGCATGAACGCAGTGCAAGCGGAGGTCGAGGCCAATTCCAAGCGGCGTGAAGACGCGAACAAGACCGAGCGCCTGATCGCTGCCGACCGCGCCAAGGCTGCGGCAGAGGTGGCTGAAGGGGCCCGACGCGGTTCCACGGCGACCCCGGAGCGGATGGAGGAAATCCGCCGCAACATCGAAGAGCGCAACCGGCTGCGTCAGATCGAAATCCGTTCCGAGATCGAGGACGAGCGGCGGCGCGGCATCGGGGTCATCGCTCGGATGCGCGAGGATATGGCCCAGCGCCGCCAGTTGCGCCGCCAGGAGAGCGAGGAACAGCAGAACGAGCGGCGGCGCACGGGCGGCGGGCAGACCAGCCAGCCGGGTTTCCTGGGGCTGCGTCCTTACGAAATAACGAACCTGGGCTACCAAGCGACCGATGTGTTCCAGGGTGCGCTCTCCGGTACGAGCGCCGGGGTCATAGCGGCACAGCAAGGGCCACAAATATTTCAGATTTTTGGTCTGGCGGCTCTAAAGTGGGCGCCGATCATCGTCGCCGCGCTCGGCACGATCACGGTGGCTGTAGGGGCCTTCCAGCGGACATTGCGCGAAGCCTCTGCCGGCCGCGAGTTCGGCGGGCTGCTCACCGACAACGCCCAATCGGTGAACTACAACAAGCAACAACTGGTTGATCTCGGCAAAGCCGCCCGCGATATGGGGATATCGTGGAAGGAGGGCATCGACTCGATCAAGACCGCGATGAGTGGTAACATCGCGCAGGACCGTATCAAGCCGTTGTTGCAAGCGGCACAGGACGTACACGATGTTTACGGGACCGCTGTTCCCGACGCGATGAAGCAGTTTGTCACTGCCCTGTCGGGCAGTGGCGATGAGTTAGTAAAACTCGGCTCCGATTATCGTTTGTTCAGTCGTGAAGAACAAATCTACATCCAGGGTCAGGTCGCCGCCGGTAAAATTGAAGAAGCTCGCCGCTTCACGATCGAGCGTTTGTCCCAGACGATGCGGGACCGCGCCGAGGTAGCCACCAGTCCCTGGACGAAAGCACTACGAGAACTCAGCAAGGCGTGGGATGATTTCCTGCTTTCGTTCTCCAAGACCGAAGAGTTCAAGGCGCTCAACACCGCGTTGTTGGGTCTGATAGGAACCCTGGGACAGCTTGCTACCAAGCTCGATGAACTCTCCAAGGCCGGTGGCATCGGTCACGCCCTGGTCGGCGCCCTGGTTGGCCCCAACAGCGTCGTCGCCCGCGCCATCAACCAGATTCGCGCGACGCTCGGGCTGGGGCCGCTGGACTACAGCAACACGCCGTTTGCCAACGAGGCCGGCGGTGGTGGCGGCACCGCGCCGACCAATCTGTCGGGCAACCAGAAAACCATTTCCGATTGGCTCGCGTCGCACGGCTATAGCCCGGCACATGCCGCCGCGATCATGGGCAATGCGCAGGTCGAAAGCGGTTTCAACCCGACTGCGACAGGCCCGCTCGGGCATCGCGGGTTGTTTCAGTGGGATGAAGCGCGGCGGGCGCCACTCGGCGGCGTGTACACCGACATCCCCAAGCAACTGGAGTTGATGGACAGGGAGCTGACAGCTCTTGTTCCCGGGTTCAAGGAATCGACCGGCACGGTTGCCGACCTGACCAAAAAGTTTCGCGATGCTTTCGAGCGGCCAATCCCGAAAGACAAGATCGGCACCGCGTTCGACACTGCCGATCTGGCCGCACGCACTGCTGCCGCCGGCCGGTTTTATCGACCCCCAGGCTCGACCACGACTTCAGCCACCGCTGCCGACGCCGGGAGCGTCGCCCCGGTCGTTACTGGACCGACCCCGGAGCAAACCGAAGCAGGCCGCAAGGCGCTCGAACAGGACAAGGAACGCTTTGCGATCGAGCACGCGATCTCGGTCGAAGCCGAGAAACAAGCCGAGTTCGCC